GGGCATCGCACACAAGTCTGTATTTACAACTTTTATTGCGTGGTAACATTTAGTTATGGGAACAAGAGGCGCAAAGCCGATGCCGAAAGAACGCCGTGAGCATTTAGGTCTTAGGGACAAGCCCTCTGAGAACAACAAGATAGTTCCCCTCTCTGTTATTGCCAGTGTACCAGTCGAAATAGACATTCCCGAACCACATCGCCCACTTATGACTATCGGCGGCGAAATCGGTTATGGGCGGCAAATGTGGAACCGCTTTTGGAAGGCAGGTGCATCATGGCTCAAAGAAGACGACAAAGAGTTAATGATGATGATTTGCGAGCAAGAGGATGAAAGGGCAGTCTTGCGGCAGATGGTATTCAAAGACCCGAACGATTGGCGGGCTAGAACAGGGCTGCGGCAACTCGAGAAATCCATCACGGACAATCTAAGCCTCCTTGGATTCACTCCAACGGACAGGGCAAGGATAGGATTTAGGGCACAGGGGGCTGACCCTCTTGGAGAGTTTAGGAAGCGTGTTGAAGCAAAACGGAAGCAAGCCTAGTCCTAAGTGGGCACCCGCTTTTTACACCCCTCGAAAATACAACGATTCTGACGGAGGGCTTTTAACGGACTTCGCCTATAACTGGCTTACACTGACTAAGGGTATGAAATCGGGAGAACCTCTCGAATTTGTGGCTTGGCAGGAATGGCTTGTTGAGAATCTCCTCGAAAGGCGACCTGACGGAAGGCTCAGATACAGGCGAGCACTTATCGGCGTTCCAAGAAAGCAGGGAAAGTCCCTTTTGGGTTCTGCCCTTGCCCTTTATGGTTTATTTGCAGGTGAAGCGGGTGCAGAAGTCTATTCGGCTGCTGGAGACCGCCAACAGGCTAAAATCGTATTTAACGAAGCCCGTGACCAAGTGGTTAATAACCCTGTTCTAGCCTCAAAGTGCAAAGTATTCCGAGATGTCATCGAAGTACCCGAGTTTAATGCTATTTACCGTGTTCTATCGGCAGACGGAAAACTTCAACAGGGATTAAACCCTTCCCTAGTCATTTTTGACGAACTCCACATTCAGAGGAACGATGATTTGTGGGATGCACTCACTCTCGGTTCAGGCGCACGAAAAGACCCGCTTGTGGTGGCGATTACAACGGCGGGCTATGACCTTGAAAGCCTTGCGGGCAAACTATACACATACGGCAAAAGGGTTGCGGCTAATGAGTTAGATGATGAAGCCTTCGGTTTCTTTTGGTGGGAGGGCAAACCTGATTGCGACATTTTTGACCGTAAAGAGTGGGTAGTTGCTAATCCGAACCTGACACACAAACTCCTTGACGAAGAAGATATGGAATCATCGGCAAAACAGACTTCTGAGTCAGCCTTTCGCAGATTTCGCTTAAATCAGTGGGTAAGGTCGCAAGAGTCATGGCTGCCCGCAGGTGCATGGGAAAGATGCGTTGGCTCAACAGTTTTAGACCCTGAACTGCCTTGCTATGTGGGGATTGACATGGCTTTGAAGCATGACAGTGTTGCAGTCGTTGTAGCGCAACAACAAGACGACAAGATAATTCTTATACCGAAAATATGGCACCCCGATGATTTTGGGATAGACATTGCAGCAGTGGAGGCTTACCTAAGAGAACTGCATCTTTACAACGATGTAAGAGAGTTCGCCTACGACCCTGCATTCTTCCAAAGGTCAGCAGAGGCACTATCTGACGATGGGCTTGTCATGGTCGAATACCCGCAGTCTCAGCAACGAATGGTGCCCGCCTGTGGCAATGCCTACGAGATGATTGTCAAAGAAAAAATAATCCACGATGGTTCACCCACATTCACAGACCAAGTATTATCTGCTGCACAGAGAATGACCGAAAACGGTTGGAGACTCTCAAAAGGAAAATCAAGGCGTAAGATTGACGCTTGCATCTCAATGGTTATGGCACTTGACAGGGCTACCCACAAACACAAACAACCAATAGAACCGCTTATCTTAGATATTTGGGGAGACAAATATGAATGAAAAACTATCAACCATCATTTCAACAGGGCTTGAAGTATTAGGGTTCTTTTTGCTGATTGGAGGAGTCGCCACATTCAGTGTGCCAATTAGTGCTATTGTGGCAGGTATAATTCTGATTATTGCTGGAGGACTAGCGGCGTGAGTATTTGGCGCAAAACAGAGCAACGAGCACTGCCACAAAGCATAGACCCCTACGGCATTACAAGCCGCCCGTATTACGCTAACTATTCGGGCGAGATTGTAAGCGAAGTAAATGTTTTTGCTTCAACTGCAATCCTTTCTGCTGTTTCTCTTCTTGCAGACTCCATCGCTTCAATGCCAATAGACATCACGCAGCGCAAGGCAAATCAAATAGCACGACTGCCAGTGCCCTCAGTATTTCAGTATCCAAATGATAAGCAGAATATGTTTGAGTTTATGCACCAAACGATGTGTACTCTCGCCATTCACGGAAACGCATACATTTACGCCCCAAGAGGCAAAAACGGTTTGCCAGTCGAAATGCAGAACATCCACCCGAAAGCAGTTAAAGGTTTGCTGGAGACTGACACTGGCGCAATGGTTTATCAAATCGGCAAGCAACAATTCGCTAAAGAGGACATTAAAGCCATCCAATGGATAGTTCTCGCAGGTCAAGAAACTAGCGTTTCACCTATTGAGGCGTTAAGAAACACTATTGGCACTGGTTTGGCAATGGATAGGTTTTTGGCTCAGTTTTACGGAGAAGGCGCAACACCATCGTCTGTTTTAGAAACAGATGGGGCTATAACGCCTGAACAGGCACAACAGATTGCTCAAAACTGGGAACAAGCCCATTACAAGCATCGGAAACCCGCAGTTTTGCAGGGCGGGCTGAAATGGCGCAGTATTACGACTTCGGCAGCCGATATGCAGATGCTTGAACATAAAGAGAGCATTATTCGTGATATTGCCCGTGTTTATCGCATTCCACTGCATTTAATCATCGGAACAGGTGGCGACACTCAGACTTACACGAACCTTGAAGGTACGGGTGCAGCATTTTACAAGTACACACTGCTCGGATGGGTACGCAGGCTTGAAACAGCGTTCAGTGAGTTCCTACCTGCAAACCAACAAATGCGCTTTGACGCAACAGAGTTCTTGCGGGCAGACCTGATGACCCGTGTTCAGGCGCAAACTATGCAGATTGCTAATGGCTCGCTGACTCCGAACGAAGCCCGTGAAATCGAAAACCGTGAACCTTATGATGATGGTAACGAGTTTGTACGGTCAAATGCCGTTGTTCCTATTGGTCAAGACGCAGTGCCACCGAGTAAATAATGAAGTCAATCGCAGTTACAGTCACAACATCACCAACATTGGTTATAGCGGCAGATAATATCCCACGCCACTGTTATCTCCATTCATCCTCAGGTTCTCTTTATATTGGCGGCAATGATGTGACTGCTGCAAATGGTTTTCACTTATCTAATGGTGAAAGTATTGAACTCTTCGTGCAAACTAACGAAACTGTCTATGCGATTACCTCATCCAGTAGCCACACAATGCGTGTTCTAACGCCTGATGTAGATTAAAACTATGGCAGATTTAACTATTGGAGACTTTGTTGTTTGGAACTCGTCAGGAGGAAAAGCACAAGGCAAAATATCGAGCATTAAAAAGAACGGCACGATTAACATCCCCGACAGCAGTTTTTCAGTAACGGGAACAGAAGATGACCCTGCTGCACTCATCGTGGTCTATTCCAAAGCGTCAGGCGAATGGAAACCTACTGATACAAAAGTAGGACATAAATTATCTACACTCACCAAAATCCCTGACCTTCGCAATATGGATGAGATTCGGGCATTGCCTGATAATTACCGCCCTGCACTGTCTGATGATGTCCCCGAAGGACAGGCTTGCGGTAACTGTGAATACTACGATGAAGATAACAAAGACAATTCAGGCGAAAAAGCATACTGCACACGCTGGAACGATTATGTCAGTGGTGCCTTCTACTGCAACGCTTGGGAACCTCATGAAGACGATGACGAGATGGAAGATGACGAATATCGTGCCGTTAATCTCTCTGCCCCTGAGTTTATGCGTTCAAATGCTAGGCGTGGACTCAAATACCATGAAGAAGGCTTATCAGGGGATGGGCTTAAACCACAAACAGTAGAAGATGCCCGTTCTATGGCGGCAGGCGACATCACCGAAGCCAAATGGCGCAAAATTGCACCTTGGATAGCAAGACACACGGTTGATTTAGAAGCGGCAGATGGTGAAATCACGGCGGGTGTTGTTGCTCATTTACTGTGGGGCAGTGGCTCGACTAAAGCGGCGGCTGCAAGGACTCAGCAATACGCTGAACGAGTTGTTGCACGACTGGAAGAGGAAAGACATTTAAGCACTCGCATTGCATCAGAATTATTTGCTAATATAAGGAGCATTATGACGGAATCAAACACCATTAACTGGGTTGTGCGGGAAGAGAACGAAACTCGCCGCATCGCCTATTCTGACCTAGAGATTAGAGCGTCAGAAGATGGAACTAAAATTGTTGGATATGCCGCTATTTTTGACTCGCCTTCCGAACCAATGCCATTCACTGAATATGTTAGGAGTGGCGCATTCTCCAAGACCTTAAATGATGGTGCAGATGTACGACTACTGATAGACCATGAGGGCATCCCGTTAGCAAGAACTAAGTCGGGAACCTTGCGTTTAGAAGAAGACGACATCGGGTTGCGTATCGAAACAGACCTTGACCCGATGAACCCTGATGCTGCCCGTTTAATCTCTGCTATGAAGCGAGGCGATATGTCACAGATGTCTTTCGCTTTCCGCACAGTAAAAGACTCTTGGAACAATGACCGTTCCGTAAGAGAACTCAAAGAAGTACAACTCTATGATGTCAGCGTTGTAACCTTCCCCGCTTATGAGGAGACCGTAGCCGAGTTGCGTTCTCGAATAAGCAATGTTACAATCCCACCAGTTTCTAATTTAAGTCTCAGAAAAAATGAGATTGCGATTCAGAGATACCGAAGCCGTTAATCAGCCGCACCACTGGCGCACTGTAAAAACACTTAATAACAAACCAACAACCATTATTGGAGAAAATTAAATGTCTATGACACAAAACCTTACAGAAAAGCGTGACCTTGCTCTTGCAAAAGCAGAAGCAATCGTGGAAGCCGCAAAAACAGAAGCCCGTGAACTTACCTCAGAAGAGGACACAGAAATCACAGCAGCCCTTGACGAATGCCGTTCACTTGATGAGCAGATTTCAACACACTCTGAACTCGAAAAGCGTTCCGCAGAAGCAGCCGAACTGCGTAAAGCAAACAAGTTCGACAGTGCAGTAGCACCAACGATTGTAAAATCAGAGGCTCGCACCTACTCACCACAAGCCCCAACTTCTTTTGTTCGTGACGCATTCGCTGCACAATTTAACAACGATTACGAAGCACAGAGTCGCCTCACCCGCCACATGAACGAAGAAAAAGTAGAACGCCGTGATGTAACAAGCGCAAACTTCGCTGGACTCATCGTTCCACAGTTCCTTACCGAATTGGCAGCACCATTCGCTCGTGCAGGTCGCCCTTTCCTTGAAGTAGCCCGCAAACACGCACTGCCTGATGCTGGTCTTGTAATCTCACTGTCAAAGGTCACCACTGGTTCTGCAACCGCAGTACAAACCGAAGGTGCCGCAGTTCAAGAAACAAACATGGATGACACAAAGTTGGACATCTCAGTTGTAACCGTTGCAGGTCAGCAGAATGTTTCTCGCCAGTCAATCGAGCGTGGAACAAACATCGACTCGCTTGTAATGGCAGACCTTGTTTCCGCATACCACACGAACCTTGATTCACTGTTCGTAACGACAAGCGCAACATCACTTACCAATGTCATCACACAAGTAGTTACCTACACCGATGCCAGTCCGACAGTAAGCGAACTATATCCAAAGTTTGCTGATTGTATTCAGCGTATTCAGACCAACTTCTTTGCTGGCCCGAACTTCATCCTGATGCACCCACGCCGTTTGGCTTTCATCCTTGCAGCGCAAGATGACCAAAAGCGCCCTCTTGCA